AGCCGGTAATCCCCGTAGGCCGCAATCGCCGCGTCGCGCAGCTCCGCGACGGTCCCGGCCGCCTCCTCCAGCTCCGCATCGTGCCGCTCGAAGGCCGCATCGATCTTCGCGCCCAGCTCGTCGACCAGGTCCGCCGCCGAAAACCGCACGTCCGGCGCCACGACCGCGAGCCAGGCCGTCCAGACGGGGTCCACCGCGGCGCCGTTGAGGTGGCTCATCCGCACCTCGTAGGTCTCGCCCGGCACAATGTTGCCCGAGACGATCGTGGCGCCTTCCTGCGCCTCGGCGCGGCCGCCCTGCTGCACCACCTGCCCCGTCGCCTGCACCCGCACGGCCCACGTCATCTGCCGGATGCGCGAGGGCGGCGGCGTCCAGGTAAGCCGCAGCGCCGGCCGCCGATCGGCGCCTGCGCTGTCCGCAATCACAAGCGGCGCGACATCGAAGCCGTTCACCACCGGCGGCGGCACCGGGTCGGCCGAGGCGAGGACCTCGCCCGCCGCGACCCAGCCGCGCGAACGCGCCTGCGCGTCGACCGTGCGGACCTCCACCGTGTAGGCGCGGCCGAGCAGCAGCGCGCCGGTATGAAACGTGTAGTCCTGCACCGGCGTCGCGACACCGTACGCCCAGGGATTCTCGGTGCCGGCGCGCCGCCAGCGCAGCTGGGCCGAGATGCCCGCGGACTGGAACGTGGAGATCGGCGCGATCGTCACCGCGATGCGGGGCACGACGGTGCCATCCTCCGCCACGAGCTTCGTGCCCTCGCCCGAGACTGCCTCGACCACCACGGGCTTGACCGGGCCGGAAAGCGCCGAGGCGCGCGGTTCGGTCACGATCGGCGCATAGGGCGGGATCGCACCCGTCGCCGCCTCCAGCACCTCGGGGCTGGCGTCAACGGCGGTGATGCGCGCGCTCTCGTCGGGGCCGGGATAGATGCCGGTGATGAGAAGTTCCTGGCTTTCCTGCGTCAGCTCCTCGATCACCACGAGGTCGCCCGCGGCAATGCCCGTCGCCGGCGCGCCCCCTGAGACCCACGTCCAGGTCCGCGTGGCCGGGTCGTCCGGAGAACGCGCCTGGAAGACGTGCCGCGTGCCGTCCCGGCCACGCACCGTCACGCGGAACGTGGCCGCCTCGAAGTCGAAAAGGTCGTCCAGGACGAAGCTGTCGAGCGTGCCGGCCGCGAAGATCGCCTCGGCGATACGCGCGGTCCCGACGCCGATCTTCGGCACGTCGTGCACGAACTGCACCTTGTCCCCGCGCTGGATGCGGATGTGTTCCCAGTCCGCGTGCCACTCGAAGACCTCGGTGCGGGTCCGCGACACGGCGAGGTGATAGCGGCCGAGCCGGTAGGCGTTGCCTTCGTCCTCGTCGCCGGCCGTGACCACCACGCCCGGCAGGTCGAGCGTCTCGAGCTCCGTCGCGGTGCGGGCGTCGTAGCCATCCATGAAGACGAGGACCTCGTCCTCCTCCCATTCGAGCCGCTCGGAGCGCACCTTGCAGCGCAGCCCGTGGATCTCCCGCGGGAAGGCCAGCGCCGAACGGAAGCCCCAGCTGTTCCGCGGCCCGAATACCTGGCGCACCGGCCCGGCGCCGCCGTCACGGATGACCGAATACTGCAGGTCGGTCAGCGCCCGCTTGGCGCGCCCCGACGCGGCGATCACGTCGAGGACCTCGGCGAGCTGCGTGTCGGTATCGACCACGTAGTCGCAGGTCCAGTGCGGCTCCTCCTCGGCCCAGGCCTTGATCCCAGCGAGGTCGATGCGCGCGTCCGGTACCGGCCGGCGCAGGTGCGGCCCACGGATCGCATCGAGATAGATCCATGCCGGGTGGCGCACCGGCTGCGGCGCGGTCCAGCCCGACCCGGTCCAGACCGGCGCCAGCTGCTGCACGATGCAATTCAAGCTGTCGACCTGGCCCGAGAGTTCCTCGCTCGCCTTGATGCGGAACGCGATCTCGGCGATGCCCGCGTGGCTCGGGATACGGCCGTCGCGGAACGACCGGATCGCGGTCAGCCAGCCCTTGTTCTGGTCGCCGGAATCGCCGTCGATCGACGAGGTGCGCGTGATCTCGATCTCGTATTCGCCCGGCGTCGGGAACGTGATGTCCTTCGAGAACCGGATGAGCGTGGTCCATTCGCCGGTCCAGGTCTGGCTTCCGGCATCGGTCCACGCGGTCGCGCCCACGCGGCGGTAACGGAACGCGAAGCTCGCGGAGTGCGCGTCGGTGCTGCCGTCGTCAGAGTCATAGAGCCCCTGAGAGAACTGGATGTCGATCGAGGCCGAGGCGGTCTCGTCGCGGGTGAAGCGCGACACCGGGTCGTTCTGCTCGAGGAGCACGTTGTAGGTGTCCTCGGCCACGTCACCCGGGTAGGTCAGCATGGTCTCGGTGCCCGACCGCCACCCGGGCGTCGCGCCCTGGTCGGCGTACTCGGCATAGGCCGAGGTCACGATCAGCGCCGCCGGCGCACCGAACCAACCGGAGACCGGGGGCGCAGAGTTGCCAGCGTCGCCCGCGATCGCGGTGACCACCACGCGGAACTCGCGCTCCTGCCCGTCCGCGTAATTGCCGGTCCAGGTCCGCTCCCCGGTGCCAGCCGCGAAGACCGCCTCCTCCACCGTCCAGGCGGCAGCGCCCTGCGCACGTGACTGGATCTCGTAGTCGTAGGACTGCACGCCAAGGCGCGCGTTGGCGCGCACCGCGATCTCGACCGAGTTCGGTGCAGCATCTGGCCTCAGGACGTATTCCGCGCCCACGCTGCGCAGCTGCGCATCGGGGGCGTGTCGCTCGCTGCCCTTGGTGCGGATGATGTCGGCGAGTTCGGGCATCGCGGCGAGCGTGCGTGCGCGGTCGACGTTCAGGAACTCGAGCTCGACGCCTTCGTACTCCGTGATCGGCGTCGTGCCGATGCGAAGGTCCTCGAGGGCCACCGGTCCCCAGCCAAGCGCCATGCGCCCGCGGTAGTAGATGTCGCTGCCGACCGTTTCCGAATAGCCCGTCGCCGTCTTCACCGGGAACATGCGGTGTCGGCCCAGCACCTTGGGATAGACGCCGTAGCGGTTCACGGCGTTCTGCACGCCGGTGATCGCGTAGTTCTGCGGGCCCTGCCCGCCGCCCTGCTGTGCCGGCGGGATCAGCGCGTTGATCAGGAGCGAACCCACCACCGTCACCGCGGCAACCGTGAGCCCGTAGGCGAGGGTCCCGGCCGTCAGCCCGAGGAGCGTGCCCGCAACGTAGCTCGCGGCGTAGGGCAGCGCGGCCGCGGCGGCGACGGCCACGACCGCCGGGCCCTCGGGCGCGGGATAGGTGATCTCGACACGGGTGCCGGGCTTCGGGCGCACGTGGCGCCACATGTCGAGCGGCAGGATCCGCACATCGCCGCCCCGGATCAGCCAGGCCTGCGGCAGGCCGTACCGCGGCGGCAGGTCGAGATCGCGCACGATCTCGCCAACCGTCGCGCCCGCCGGGACGGTGCGGTGCCGGGCCGCGGTCGCAAGCGGATGGCACTGCGCGACCGTGTCGATCGTCATCGGGGTGTCAGGCATGAGGGCGGAAGATCCCTTCGAGGCGGCAGAGCCAGCGCGAGGCGCGCCAGCGCTCGAGCACGCTGACGCCGGTGTCCTGCCCGATGTGCAGCATGTCGCGGTCGTCGATGGCGTAGGCCACGTGCAGCGGCCGGCCGGCGGCGCGGAACAGGATGGCGTCGCCCTCCTCCGCCGTCTCGACCGGGCGGTAGCGGATGCGCTCCACGGCTACGACGCGGTTCCGCACGGCCGCTCGCTGGTCGCAGCCGGGGTCCGGCAGCACGCGGCCGAGCCGCGCGGCATTCAGCGCGAGATAGAGGCCGAGGCAGTCATAGACGTCCGGCCCCCGCCCCCGCGTCGCGTAGGGCAGGCCGATCCAGGCATCGGACCACATGGCTCAGAACACCGCCGGCGTGGTGCGCGGCGTCATGCGCAGGCGCGAGAAGGCCTCCTCGAGGACGGGCTCGACCGTCATCTCGCCGGTGATCGTCCGGGCGTCGTAGGTCACGCCTGTGATCTCGACATCGAAGGGCCCCGCCTCGACGGTGTCCGGCTGCGACGTCAGCACCCAGGCGATCGTCGCCTCGATCTTGTCGGTCACCACGCGCAGGTGGGAGACCAGGTCGCGCGAGACGTTCTCGGCCGTCCAGCGCAGGACCGCCCTGCCCTCGTCGTCATCGTCCGGCAGCGCGATGTCGAACGGGTACGCGATGAAGGTCTGGCCGGCATGCACGAGCGGCCTGCTGTCCCTGACGAGCCTCAGCGGCGCCTCCCAGGACGGGTGCCGGAGCTCGATGATCGGCACAAGGACCTCGCCGCTCTCCTGCGCGTGCATCGCCTCGAGAAAGACCGGCGACAAGAGCCTCATGACAGGATCTCCAGTTGTGCGGACACGGTGCAGGCGATCTTGCGGTAGGGCTCGACCGTATAGGGACCGGCGAAGGCGTAGGTCCGTGTCTCGCCGGTCAGCGGATCGGTCGCGGTGAACGAGAGGGCCCCGTCGAGGAGCGTCTCCGCGTGGAAAGACTCGAAAACCGCGAGCAGCGCGAGGTCGAGGTTCCGGATCGCGCCCTCGAACCGCGCCGGCGCCGAAGACGTGCGCCGGCGGCGTTTCGGCGGGCCGTATTCCATCTCGGTGCGCAGGACATTCCCCTCGGGGCTGCGCCGCCGATAGGCACTCGCGGCAGTGAAAAACGGCACGCTGGCCGGCCAGATGGGCATGCTCACGCCCCCTGCGGCCTGGCACGCATGCCGAAGCGTCGGCGGAGCGCGCCGTCGCCGCGCCCGCGCGCGAAATAGTCGTCGATCATCCGGTCGGTCACGTGCACGTCGATGCCGCCCTGCGGATTGCGCTCGGCCGACACCTGCGCCCCGCTCTCGTTGCGCACCGTCACCGGCACGTTCACCACCGGCGCGCCCCCGCGCGGCCCGGTCGGGACCGCGGGCATCCCCCCGAGGCTGCCGCCGTCGGCCAGGCGCGGGAACCGGCGCTGCCGGACAGCCTCCATGAAGTCGGCGCCGTAATAGTCCACGGCGGCGGCCGGCTGCATGAACTCGCCGCGCGATCCCCAGAACAGGAGGTTGTCCTGCCGCTTGCCACCCGCGCCCGACAGCAGCCCCGCCGCCCGTTCCGCGATCCGCCCGCCGCCCGCATAGCGGTCGAGGCCCCCGCCCGAGGCACGGCTCGGAACCGCGGCCGGTGCCGGCGCGCCGACGCCTGCGCCGAACCCCCCGAGCACGTCGTCGAGAAGCCGCGCCAGGATGTCCCAGACCGGGTCCAGGGCGAGCTGCCAGAGCTTGTCGCCGATATGGCCGAGCAGGCTGTCCCAGAACGCGGTGATCCCACCGCCTCCGGGCTTCAGCTCCTCGAACGCCGAGCGCACGGCGCCCTTCGATTCCTCGAACCGCGCGCGCTCCGCGTCGCTTGCCGCCTGCGACTGTTCCTGCGCCGTGGTGCGCGCCGCGATTGCCGCGGCCTGCTCGCGGTAGACATCGATCAGGCGTCGCCCGTCCTCGGTCAGCTGGCGCTCGGGATCGATGCCGGCCTGTTTCGCGGCCGTGAGAAGCTCGAACATGGTGCGCAGGCGCACCTGCTCGGCAGCGCTTTTGCCCGTCAGCTCGGTCTCGAGCTGCAGCTGGGCGATCTGCTCGTCACCGATGGCCACGAGGCGCTGCAGGGTCTCGGCCTCGCGTGCCTGAGCCTCGGCGCGATCCTCGGCCGCCTGGGCGGCATCCTCCGCCGCGGCCTTCCGCGCGGCTGCGGCTGCCTCCACGCCGGCGTCGACGCCGAGCCCGCGGCCGAACACGGCCGCCTCGGTGCGCCGGCGCCGCGCGTTGATGCCGTCGTTGTCGCCCTGGAGCGAGCGGATGGCCGCGGCGATATCGGCATCGCTGCCTCCGCGGACCGGTCCGAGGATCCGCCCGGGCAGTTCTCCGTAATTGTAGGCGATGGACGTCAGCGCCGCCTTCTGCGAGCCGGTGAACGCGTCGAAACGCTCCGCGCCGATCTGCCCGATCACCACGTCCTGGAACTCGCCCACACGGCGGTAGAGGTCACGCTCCGCATCTTCGACGCTGACGCGCATGCCCTCCACCACCTTGCGGATCGAGCCGTCCGCAAGTGTCACGGTGTCGGAGCCGTAGCCTGCCCGGTACGCGTTCACGTCCATCTTCGCGGTCGCCTGGAATCCCTCGAAGAAGCGCAGCAGGATGGCGCTCGCCTCCTGTCCGTCTGCCACGCCCGAGATGCGCTTCAGCGTGTCCTCGGCACCGGCGGGCGGCTCGGACCCGAGCTCGCGGCTGCGATAGTATTCCGCCGCCGCGCCGGTCAGCCGGCGTACCGCCGCCGCGGCTTCCTCCGCGCTGTCCGCCGTCTCGTCGAAGGGGCGCCGGCCGTCGATGTCCTCGGCCAGGTCCAGATTGCCTTGCAGCGCGTCCCGGATCTCGTCGAGCCGGTCCTCCGTCTCGACCAGGCTGTCGAGGTTTTCCCGGAACCCGGACAGCCCCTCCGCGCGCAGGAGCTTGCCCGCTTCCGTCGCCTCGGTGAGCGCCCGCACGAGCTCGAGATAGGCGTCGGCAAGCTGCTGTTCGGATGCCGCCTCGGCGATGGCGGCGAGTTCGTCCTCGAAGAGCCCGGCTTCGCGCGCCGCCTCGCGGAAACCCGCGAGTGCGGGATTGTCGCGGAGCCGGTCGCCGCTGTCGAGAATGTCGAGGATCCTGTCCCGCACGCCTTCCAGCACCGATCCGGCCGCCTGCAGCCGCTCGAATTCCGCGGCGAGATCTCCGACGTCGTTGCGACCGTCGCGGACCGACTGCGCCATGCTCTCGAGGCGCTGCATGAAGCCGTTCGCCGCGTCCCGCGGGAACAGCATCGCCTCCAGTTCGGAGCGGGCACGGCCCGGAAGAGACCCCTCGACCGAGAGCTGGCGCTGGAGACCGCGCAGGTTTCCGCGGCCGAAGGAGTCGCGCGCCGCCTCGTAGGTGCGTTCGACGTCGGAAAGCGCCTGTTCGAGCTGGGCGCGGCTCTGCTCGAGCATGCTTCGGGTCGCGTCCGACACGGTCTCGCCGAGCCGGGCCTGTTCGTCCGCCGCACGACGGCTGGCGTCCCGGAAGGCGTCGAGGGCGCGCACCGCCTCCATTGCGGCGCTGTCGGCGCGCTCGACGGCATCCGAGGTGCTGTCGAAATCGATCGCCAGCGCCGCGACCGAGGCGGCGGTCATGGCGAGCGAGAGCGGCCCGCCGAGCGTTCTGGTCAGAACCCGCGCCGCGGCACCGAGCCGTGTGAGCGCGCCGACACTGCGCGAGGCTGCCGTACCGACACCGGTGACCGCGCCCGCAAGCTCGATGTAGGCCGCCCGCATGGCTGCGGCCTTGGCGATGGCGAGGGTCACGCCGCGCCCCACGAGGAAGACCACAAGCGCCTGCGCCACGCGCTCGGCGACTTCCTCGACCTGCGCGAAGTTCTCCGAGACGTAGCGCAGCGCCTCGGTCAGCCGGCGCACCGCCGCCTCGGCCAGGTCGAGCCCGCCCGCGTCGGCAGAGGCGAGTTGCATTGCCTCCCAGGCTGCCGCGACCTCCTTCAGCGCACCTTCGAGCCCGCGCAGCCGCACCTCGGCCTGCTGCGCCGCCGACACGTCCCCGAGCGCCGCGGCCACGTCGCGCAGGCCGTCCGCGCCCTGGTCCGCCAGAAGGAGGGCGGTGCGGATCGCGTCGGTACCGAAGATGGTCTGGAACGCGGAGTTGCGCGCCTCGTCATTGAGCGCGACCGTCGCGTCCTGCAGCTCGCCCGCGATCTCGATCATGGATTTCATGCTGCCATCGGCGTTGTAGAACTCGAGCGCGAGCCGCTGCATGGCGTCCGCTGCCTGGTCCGACTGAGGGGTCAGCCGCTGCAGGAAGTTCTTGTAGCTTGTCCCCGCATCGGAGCCCGACGCGAACCCCGCCGCGGTCGCCGAGATCACCGCGAGGGTCTCGCGGTAATCCCCGCCGAACTGACCGGCAACGCCACCCGCCTGCCCGATCGCGAGCCGCAGGTCGTCGAAGCCGAACTTCGACTTCAGCGCAGCCCCGGTGATCGCGTCGACCACGTCCGGCAGGTCGGATGCGGCGAGCCCGAACTGCTGCATCACGTCGGTCACGAGATCGCCCGCGGGGGCGAGCTCCGCGCCGAGCCCGCCGGCAAGGTTCACGGTCGCGGTCAGCGCGCCGCCCAGGATGTCGGCGACGCCGAGCCCGTTCTTGGCGAGGATCTCGATCGCGTCCGCGGCCTCGCGGGCGGTGAAGGCGGTCGAGCCGCCGGTGTCGAGCGCAGCGCGGCGCAGCCGCTCGAGCGCGTCGGCCGGCGCGAGCGTCGCTGCCTCGACCCGCTTCATGGCGGCCTGGAACTGGCCCGCGACGTCGAGAGACGCGCGGCCGAAGGCGACGATGCCGCCCGCGAGCGCGGTCGTGCCGAGAAAACCCGCGAGCCGCTGCAGCGCCGGAAGCTCCCGGCCGACCGCCGCGAGCGAGCCGCGCAGCTCGCGCGCCGAGCGGTCCGTTGCCTGCAGCCCCGCCGAGGCCGGCCGCGCCGCGCCCTGGATCCTGCGCAGGCTGCGCTCGCCGGAGACACCGAGCGCGCGCAGGTCGGCCTCGAGCTGACGCTTGCCCTCCGCCGAGAGGCGGATGCTGTAGGAGCGGGTACGTCCGTTCATGTGTCCTTCCGCGGTCGGTTGAGCTCTGCCGCCCTGAGGAGACCCTGCTCCCAGGCCGGCAGCAGGAGGGCGAGGATGTCGGGGTCATGGCCGCGCCGCGCGAGCAGCGCGATGCAGCCCGGCAAATCGAGCCCTCCGAAGCCGGAGATGCCCGATCGTGCCTGTCGGATGATCACGGCCGCGTCGGCCGCGATGGCCCGGCCCTCGATCGAACGGGGCCGGTGCGTTGTCTCGGGGCACGCGCCCTCGCCGCCGAACCTTGCGCAGGCGAAGCCCTTGGACTCCGCGCAGCCCGCGCAATGTTCTAGCCCGCCGGTGTACCGGTACCTTGCGAGGGCGCGGAGGCGTTTCCCTCCGACACCAGCGCCTCGAAGGGTGCGAGGAGGTCGCGGGCAAGGGTCAGCGCGATCCCCGGGAAGAGATCGAGCAGCTCGCCGATCGCGGCTGTCGTGAACGGCGCCGCCGTGCCGTCCTCGGCCTCGACGCCCTCCCAGCCACGGCCGTGCCGCGCGAGCAGGATGACCACGAGGTGCTGGGCGAAGAGCCCCCGCACGCTGTCCATGGTCTCTGGCGGGAGGTCCTCGTCGTCGATCGCCTCGACGAGAGCTGCCTCCTGCGGCGGCCGGTGCGCCTCGGCCACGCGCATCGCCGCGGCCTCGGCCTGCTTGAAATCCGCGAAGGAGAACGGCGCCACCGTGACGGCGACGCCGTAGCCCAGCTCGAGCCGCCGCTCGGCCGCGAGCTTCCGCGCAAGGCGCAGCGCCATCAGGCGGGGTTCGCGTAGTCGGCCGTCTGGTTCTTCAGCACAAAGGCGACGAGCTCCGCGCCGGCGGCCGGACGGTTGGCCTGGAAGGTGAAGTCGGCCGAGATCGGGCCCCGGCCCTCGACCGGGATGCCGGTCAGTGCGAAGCGCAGGTCGGGCATGTCGATCAGCAGCGAGCGGGCCGCGTCGATCACGAATTTCAGCTGCAGGTTCACCGGCGTGTCGTTCGCGGCGTGATCGTACCAGGTGTTGTCGACGTAGCGGGCGCTGAGGCTGCCGGTCAGCGACCAGCGCTGGGATTCGAAGCCCGCCGCCGTGCGCGCCTGGTTCAGTGTCTCCTGGTCCATCTCCACCCCGGAGGTGACGGTGAGGTCGATGCCCGTGACCTCCGCGACCGGAGTGCCTGCCACCAGCGCCTGCCCCTGGAAACCGAGCGGCACCGGGTCGGGATCGTAGACCACAGGGGAATCGTCGAGGGCTTCCGCCGCCGAGGTCTCGGCGCGCCCCATCATGGTGAGCGTCGCGCGGGCCCGCTGGTTGTCCTTTCGCGCCGCGATCTGCAGGCCGGTGCAGGTCATGCTGTCCTGCACGAAATGCCGCCCGATCCGCGTGTGCGAAATGCCCTGCGTCAGGATCGTCAGGGGCGGCTGCGCCTGCGCCGTGAAGGTATGCGTGTAGTCCGGGCCGTCGCCGGTTGTCGCCGGCGCGCCGAAGATGCTCTGCAGGTGCCAGCCGAAGGAGTTGAGGCCGAGCGGCACCGACATGTCGCCCGAGAGGCTGACGAGGCCCGGCGGGAAATCCCCGGGGAAGGCATCGCCCTGGATCACCTCGTCCTCGCTGCGGTCCTCGGACGGCACGACGCCGAAGCGGTAGAACGGCAGGGCGAGGAACTTGCCGGGCCCGGCGGCCTCCGCCGCGCCGAAGGCGGCCTGCCGCCGCGAGAACAGTTTCGCTTCGTCTCCGCGAGCATTGGGCATCAGAATGTCTCCATCGGGTTGTCGGGGGTTTCGTAGAAGGCGGTCACCGTCACCACGGCGCCCGTCAGGCTTGCCGCGCCCTCCATCGGCACGGTGTCGGTGTCCTGAGGTGCCGAAAGCCGGAGGAAGTCCACGAGACCGCCGAACCTCTGGCCATGCAGCGCGGTGGCGACCGCGACGACCAGCGCATCGAGGGCCGCGGCGCGCGCTGCCGGTTCGGGGTCCTGGACCACCAGCTCGAGCGTGTACGCGCGGGCATAGTCCCGCACGCCCGTTCCGAGCCGCTGCTCGATCTCCTCGGGGTCCTCGGGCACCACGTTCACGAGGCTCTCGGGCGGCACGATCTCGGGAAGGTCCGCCTCGCGGTGCACCTCCGCCGCGAGCGGCGCGAGTGCCTCGACCAGCGCACGCGTGATCGCTTCATGCCTCGTCGGCATCGGTCGTCGCCTCAGGCGCCGAGGGCGCGGAACGCCCGGTCGATGTTCGAGGCGAGCTTCGCGACCTCCGCCTCGGTGATCTCGTCCACCCGCAGCCGCGGTTTAAGGCGCACCTGCGGCAGGAGGTAGAACATCGGCACCGAGACGAGGCCGTAGCCGGTGCGGAGCGCGCGCTTGCTGCGCGACCGGACATATCCGCCGCGCTTGCCCTTCCGCTCGCGCTGGTTCTCCGCGACGAGGAGCGAGAGGCGGCGGTTCACGTAGACGTAGCGCAGCGGGCCGTAGCGGTGCTCGGGGAAATTCGCGGGCGTCAGGCGCTTGCGCCCGATGCCCTTTTCCGGCGCGGCGGGCGTCGGCACCGCGAGGAATCGGCCCGACTGCGAGCGGATCGTCGCGCCCTCGTCGAAGGCCCGCACGAGTTCCGGTGCCTTGGAATGCAGGAAGGACGCGGCCTCGAGCGAATAGCCGCGCGCGGGATAGTTCGCGACCCGCCAGGTCCGCCCCATCCGCCGGCCGAGCGCCGCCTCGGTATCGGCCTTGAGCGCCGCCTTGAGGTTCGCGCCCGTGGTAAGCACGCCCAGCGTCACGGCGCGCTCCGCCAGCTCCAGCTCCTCCTCCATGTAGCGGGCGAGGTCTCCCTCGAGCGCGGCGGAAAGGCGCATCAGGCCGGCACCGTGTCGAGGTGCCGCTTCAGCCGGCGCGGGTCCTCGGCCCGTGGCGTCGCCTGCACCCGGCGACGCTCGGCGCCGATCGCGATGATCGTCCCGCGGGTGACGCTCGCGGCGTCGGCGGCGCGGATCTCGAAGACGGCAGTCTCGGACTGCACGTTGAGCCGGCCCATGTCGACGACCGCGTCCGGCCGGAGCGGGAGGAGCCGCACGGGACGCGCCGCGCCATCGGGATCGACGACAGCGTCAATTCCATGATGCCGGAAGACGGCGCCGACCGCCGCCGCGAACGGGTCAGCCATGGTCAGACGATCACCTGGTCGGCACCGGAGCCGCCGGCCGTCGCATCGCTGCCAGAGGCGGCCGCCGCGGTATCGGCGCCTGCCCCGCTACCGACGGTATCGCTGCCGTCCGGGCCCTTTTCGCCGGGCTTCGGCGCGGGTGCGGCTTCGGCCGCGTCGGGAATGTCGGCGCCGGGCGTGCGCTTGCCGTGCCTTTCCTTCTCGATCTCCTTCGCGACCTTCTCGGAGACGTAGCCCGTCCAGCCGGCGGGCAGCGTGCGCTTGGTCGAGGTGTCGACGCGGAAGGTGTGGTCCTGCGAGAGGGTCACGTGGACCCGGGCGGTGGATGCGGCCTTGGCCATGGAAGTCTCTCCTCCAGATGAATGCGCCTCGCCGTCACTGGAATGGCGAGGCGCGGGGAACGCTCGGCCCGTCAGCGGGCGGATCAGTTGGACGTGTGGCCGCGCACCAGGACCGCGGGGCGCATGCAGATCGGCAGGGTCTGCATCATCGCCTCGACATCGACGTACCGGTCCTCTGCACGGTCGGGGAACAGCGCAGAGTAGAACTCCTGCCCCGGCAGGTTCGCCATGCCCATGTAGTCAGCCGAGCCGTTGAACTGCCGGAAGGTCGAACGGGTGCCGAGCGGGAAAAACTCCGCTTCCGCCTGGGGGATGAACTCGCGCGTGACCGTCGAGCCGTCTTCCTGGGGAACCGACGCCTCGGCGAGGTACTCCTTCCAGCGGATGCCGCCGAAGTCGAAGCCGTCCGACGTGTCGTCGCGCAGCGGGTCACCCCCGTTGACGTTCTGGTAGTACTTGTACCGCTCCTTGAAATCGGCGTGCCCCATGAGCTTGTCGGTGAAGTCCGGATGGATCAGGCCCATGACGCCGGTCGAGACGTCGCCGAGCAGGTTCGTCTTGATGTGCCGCGTCACCTCGCGGCATTTCGCCATCAGGTCCGTGGTCGCCGTGCCGAAGACGAAGTCGACCGACTTCCGGGTGATGCCGAACTTGTCGAAGAGGTCGGCGATCTCCGAACCGTCCGCATCCCGCACGATGCCCTGCAGCGCGCCCGCGCGCAGGTACTCGCGGGTGATGTCGGTCGAGCCGCGGAGGTCCTCCTGCCGCTCCATCACCTCGTCCTGCGCCTGCTTCATCTCGGTCTCCGACCCGAACGCGCGGATGCTGTCGATGTCGTCGGCGGTGATGCGGGACTTGAGGCCGAAGCGCTCGGTCGCGAAGTCGACCATGCGGCGCTTGCCACGCTGATGCCCGGGAAGCGAGGTGCCCCGCTGCGACGATTGCACCAGCTGGATCACGCCGTTCTTCAGCTCGACAGAGAACCTGGTGCCGCGGATGCCCTTCGACGTGAAGAGACCCATCTGCCCGATCAGGCCCCACTGGTTCGGGATGATGCGGATCGCCTCGCCGAGCGTCATGGCGCTGAAGGCGTCGCCCTTGAAGATGTCGATATGCGCCATGGTGACGCTCTCCTTTCTGACGGAAGGTGCGGGAGAGCCCGCGTTCGGATGGGTCCCGGCGTGCCGCCGGGGCCGGATCAGGTGGCGACGATGCCGGCCGCCTCGAGCGCGGCGCAGGCGGTGTCGCGATAGGCTTCGGTCGACCAGCTCGCGTCGAAGGTCAGGCCGAGCTGCCGGACACGCGCGTGGCGCGCGATGATGACCGCGCCCGTCACATCGGCATCCGCGGCCTTGGCTTCGCGCAGCAGGACCGCCGCCGGCGTTTCAGAGCCATCGCTCGCGGTGCGCACGCTGCGCACGTACTTGCCCGAGGCCGTCACGCGGCCCAGCACGGTGCCGGGCACGAGGTCCGCACCGGAGGCGATCGTCGCCTCCTTGCGGCTGAAATGGTCCTGCTCCTCGAAGAGCAGGAAGTCTCCGGGCGTCTTGCCCTCGGTCAGGGTCGTCATGGGTGTCTCCTTTGCAGGTTCAGGCGAAGGGAAGCGCGGCGGGTCCGCCGCGCCGGATCAGGACGCCCAGCGTTCCCTGGCGCGCTGCGCGAGCGTCGGCTCCGCGGCCGCTCCGGACGGCCCAGGCGCCTCGAGTTCGGTCGCCTCCGCGTCCATCGACGCGCTGAGCGATTGCTGGGGCGACGCCTTCGGAGCCGCGGCAAGGTGCCTGCCGGCCTGCTCGGCGCTCATGTCGCTCTCGAACGCGAGGCTCTTGGCCAGGTCCTCGCGGCCGGCCGCCTCGGGATGGTTCAGGATCGCCGAGATGCGGGCACGCTCGTCAGCGGCGGAGGGGCCCTGCGGAGGCGTCGCGGGCTCGGGCGCACCTGCCGCGGGCGCCGCCGGTTCGGGGACCGCTGCGGTCGGAGCCGGCTCGACCGGATTCGTGGGCTTGTCGCTCATGGGGAAGTTCCTCTTGCTGGTTGCACCGACGGCCGCAGATGCCTGCCGGCCGTTGACCTGAGCGACGAAGCGCTCGAATGCCTCTCTGGGGTTGGCGACCTCGTCGGCGAGGCCAGCCTCGACGGCATCCGCGCCGATGAAGGTCCCCGCCTCGGTCGCGAGCGCGCCGGCCGCGTCGAGCGCCGCGCCGCGTCCCGCGCCGACGGTCTCGGCGAAGATCAGGCGCAGCTTCTCCATTTCCGCCTGCAGGCTTTCCCGCACGCTCTCGGGCAGCGGTTCGTAGGGATTGCCGTCGGACTTGTGGTCCCCCGCCGCGATCACAGTCACCCGGACCCCGACAGTTTCGAGCCGGCCGCTGAAATCCGCGTGCATGGCGATCACCCCGATGGACCCGACCCCGGCCGTGCGCGGCAGGATCACCCGGTCGGCCTGCGACGCGACGGCGTAGCCGGCCGAATAGGCGTGGTCCGACACGAACGCCCAGACGGGCTTGTCGGCGCGGAGCGCCCTGATCTGGTCGGCGAGCGAGAAGCAGCCCGCGACCTCGCCGCCGAAGCTGTCGATTTCCAGGGCGACACCGCGGACGTAGGGATCGCTCGCCGCCGTCTCGATCTGTGCCGCGAGGCCCTCGTACGAGGTCTCGCCCGACGACTGGCCGAGCCAGGCGCCGCGATGCACGAGCGTGCCGGTGACGGGGATCACGGCCACGCCGTCCTTCGTCCGGTACCCGGCACGGCGCCCCGCGCGCAGGTCGTCCTCGAGGCGGTCGTCGAGAAGCGAGGCACGTGCCCGGACGCTTGCCTCGGGTGTCGGCGCCGCCCCCTCGACCTCGACCTCCACGCCGGTGATCCGCGGGCCAAACCCCATGATGAAGGCCGCGGCCTTTGCAGGCGCAGCCAGAAGCGGCGTGTGAAACACACGCGCCGCGACGTTCGGATGTCGCATGATCTCAGTCCTCGTATGCCTGCCGATCGTGATCGGACGGGTAGCCGACCGCGGGACCCAGCAGCTTGGCGAAGCTCTCCTGCATCGGGTGCAGCGTGCCCTCGGGCATCGCGTCGATCTCCGAGCGGATCTGCTCCATGTTGTCGGCGTAGTCGGTCCCGGTCAGTTCCGCCGCTTCCTCCTCGAGCGTCGAGAGGCCGAGCGCCACGCGCATGGCGGCGGCCTGCGCCTCCTTCACCGGGTCGACGAACCCCTTGCCGGGCCCGATCCACTTCGTCCGGGCGTAGGCGGGCCAGAATGCGTAGAAGTCGGGCGCACCGGACGGCAGCGGAATGTGACCGTCCATCACCTGTTCCTCGAGCCAGGCCATGAAGAACGGCTGGCAGAAGCCCTGGGCGAAGGTGGTCCGCCGCGCGGCGAAACCGCGCCAGATCTCGATCATCGCCGCGCGGGCCGAGCTGTAATTCGTCTTCGACCAGTCCGAGGCGAGCTGCTCGTAGCTGACGCCGAGGCCCGACGCGATGTGCCGCAGCACCGCGGATTCGAAATCCGCGAACTGCGCGGCGGGCCGCGCCGTGTTCACCATGCCGATCTCGTCGTTCGGATAGAGCGTCTGCACCCGGGCGCCGCCGATCTTCATGCCGGGCCGGTCCCGGTAGTACTCGGACCGCGCGGCCTGGTAACCGAGGAACGCCTGCCCGTCGCCTTCGCCGAAGAGCTCGTCGATGACCTCCGGGCCCATCGGCGACTTGATGAAGGCGGCGAGCACCGCGTTGATCACCGCCGCCTGCAGTTCCACCCGGCTGTAATGGTCCTCCATCTTCAGCTTCTCGACGATCGGCGCCAGACGGCTGATGCCGCGGGTCTGCCCGTCGCGCACCTTGTCGAAGAAGTGCAGCACCTGCGGGCGGCCATTCCGGCCTTCCCGCGCGATGCGTTTCCAACGGAACGCGTCGGCGTAGTTCGCCCACGTCGTCGCCGGGTGACCCTGCCGGAAATGGTAAGCCCGCGCCGCGCCGTCCCGGCTAATCTCGACCCCGCCGCGCAGCCCGGCGGTGTCGGCCCCGCCGTTCGGGTTGGTCAGCAGGTCCGGGTCGACGAGGCGCAGCGTCGTTTTCGTCGGGCGGAACCGGCGCCAGTTCAACAGCGCCAGCGCCTCGCCATCGACGAGGTAGGTCCGGTACGCCGTGCCGAACATCTGCGACACCGTCTGCGACCGCGTGGTGTCGGCCAGCTTGCGGGGATCATCCGCATAGGACCGCCAGCGAGCCTCGACCGCCTCCTTGAAGGCGCGCGCCCATTCGGCCGAGAGACCAAGGGCCCGCCAGTCGGGCTTCAGGAGCGGCCGGAAGTTCGCGCCGATGACGCTGTCGACCTCCTTCGCGATTGCGCCCGTCGCCCAGCCGTTGTTCCGCACCAGGTCCCGGGCGCGGGCCGAGACGCGATCGCGGCCCGGCAGGATCTCCGCGTCGATCGCCCGGTTCTCGGGCAGGAACCCCGCCAGCGTGTCGATCGCCGAATCCGCCGCCGTGTAGGGCGTCGCGCCGTTGAAACCCGCATCGCGCAGACCGCCCGCCGTCGCCCGCCTGCGCGGAACCTTCGGGATTTCCGTCAGCGATCGCACCATCAGAAGATCACCCGATGCGAACCGCGTCCGACCTGCCGGCCGAGCTGCCGCCTGAGCGTCGCGATGTACCGCCGGAGCCGGCTTTCGTCGCCGGGCGCGAACTCGGTCCGGTGCCCGTCATAGCCGACGACGGTGACCTGCTGCCCGAGCGCGAGCTGGTGCAGCGCGGTCTCGGCCTCTTCGAGCCGGGCTTCGAGGGTGGCGGTGTCAGCCATCGGGGTTCAGGACCTTCAGCAATCGGGCGCCGGCATCCGAGGGGCCGACGGGTTTCGGTTTGGCGGGCGCCGCCACGGCCGAGGCGGCCGCCAGCGGCAGTTCTGCGTCGAAGAGATCGCCCTGCGCCTCGCGCGGGGCCGCGGAGCGCTCGGCCTCGAGCGCGTCCCACTGGTCGTCGGTCATCGCGGCCCAGCCCTTCCGGAGCGCCGCCGCCTCGGCGTAGTTCATCGTGTCGAGCGCCTCGTTCCGGCGCGTCGGCTCGACCAGCACCCATTTCGAGGTCATCACGCCGACGGCGTTCCGCTGCAGCACCCGCGTCTCCGCGGTCAGCATGCGGTAATACTCGTCGCCGAGGTCCCGCGCGAACCGCGTGTAGCCGCGCTCCTCGGGATCCTCCTTCTCGAGATGGCCGTAGAGGCCGGCCTTCATCGACGAGACGTTCAGGTTGAACGCCCGCTTCTGCGCGCGCTTCGCCTTGCCGTCGCGCCGGCGTTCGAACTTCTGCGCCGCCATCAGCGGGCCGTTCTGCGTCCCCGCGCCCTTCACGATGATCACCCGGCTCCACGGGTGCGTCTTGGCCCAGGACCAGACGTCGTCGGTATAGGCGCCGCCATCGATCGCGAGCGCGTCGAGCGGCAGTGACAGGCCGAGCGCGGTGCGCCACTTCTGCTTCAGGAGCGCGTTCAGCTGCGCCCGCCCGTCGTCATCGCCGATGTGGTGCGGGATCACCCGGTAGTCGATCACCCACCGCCGACGGTTCCGCCCGAACGCGACGAGCTGCGCCTCCATCCGGTCGTCCTGGCAATCCACGCCCGCCGCGAAGATGAAACCCGCCGCCGGCAGGATGCCGCGGTCCAGCACCGCGCCCGGCTCGGCGTTCTCGGTCCGGTCGCGCAGCTGCTCCCAGTCCGGCGCGTCCGTCGCCTGCTCGTAGGGCAGCCCCAGCACGTCGTTCCAGAACACCTGCTCGGCCGCCGCGCTCACGGTCGGCGTCGTCGCCTTGCCCGGTCGCGCCTCCGAGCCGGGTGCAGCACTCCGCCCCTCGATCCGCGTCCAGCCCATGATCTGGGCGTATTCCACCGCGATCGAGGCCCAGTCGCGCTGCGGGGCGTAGGCCCGCCAGAGGTGGAACCCCGGGTGGTCGCCGTTGCGGTTCTGCGCGACCCAGCGACCACGGGCGACGATCCGTTCCTTGTCCGCGTGCCGGATCGGAGCGAGGCAGGCAACGCAGGTGAAATGCGAGGCGTGCAGGCGTTCCGGATCGATCGTCGCCCGGAAGTTTTCCCAGGTCAGCGGCTGCGCGTGCCCGCATTGCGGACACGGCACGTGGTAGAGACGGCGGTCGCTGCGCTCGTAGGCCAGCGTGATCCGGCAGGTGCCCTTGATCATCGCCGTGGAGACGCGCAGCAGCTTCGCGTCCTCGTAACCCGACGCCCGGCTCTCGGCGAGCTTCTCGGGATCGCCCTTCTCCGAGGTCTCGAACTTCGACAGGTCGTCGAGGATCACGAGCCGGCGGCTGGTGCCCGTCAGGTCAGAGGGCGAGCCGGCCGATGCGACTTTCAGCGATCCGTTTCGGTCCAGCGTCTCCTGGTTGAACGTGTTGTCCCGGTTCTCTCCCCGGCCGGCGCCGAAGATGCGGATGAGGCCGGGCGCCGTTCGGCGCATCGGCATCCACTTGTTGTTCACCCACTCGGTCGCCGCACTCTGGGTCGGATGCACCACCAGGCTGTCGAGCGGCGTGTGCTCGTGCCACTCCGCCAGCGTCGGCTGGATGATCGAGACCGTCTTGCCCCATTGCGCGGAGCCGCGGATCGTCACCTCGCGGCTCGGATGCTCCGGCGACAGCACCTCGTGGATCTCGCGCAGGAACGCGAAACGCGCGATGTCGAACGGTCCCGGCATCGGCGAGCGCGCGTCGAACACGATGTTCTCGGCGCACCACCGGGTGATGTCGGGCGGAGGCGGCGGCGCCATGGCCTGGGCCATCGCCCCGCGGACGACCGCCTCGGCCGAGGTCAGGAACCCCATGTCAGATGTCCGCGTCCCGCTCGTCGGCGTCCATGTGCGCCTCCTCCGCCTGCGCGGCCAGCGCCACCGCGCGCTCGCCGCGATGGGCCCGCCAGCTCTCGATCATGATCCGGCGCACGGTCTTGAAGTCGACGCCGAGCTCGTCGGCCACACCGCGCGCCGCGCGGCGCATGACGCTCTCGAATTCCGCGACCTCCTGGGCGAGCGCCCGCGCCGTCGCCTGTGCCACCTTGTCCGCCAGGACCAGCGTGCCCTCCGCCTCGAGGTTCTGGCGCCGCAACCGCCGCGCCTCCTCCTCGGCCTTGTGGATCCGAGCGAGCTCGTAGCGGTCGGGATCGGTCTTGCGCAGCTCGGCGTCGGGACGTGCCGGCGGATCTTCGGGGACCGGCGCGGGCTCGGGATCGAGATCCCGCAGCCGCCGGCGCGTCTCCGCCCCGTTGCCCATCATCTGGCCCGCGTCGAGCCGGCGGCCCAGCCGCGCCGCCACCTTGTCGAGGTCGAAGCTGCGCTGCCGCCCGTCGCCGGTGTAGCAGCCGTCGAGCTTGCCCTCCCGCACGTACTGGCTGATCCGGCCCTTGGTCAGGCCGAGCTTCTCCGCCAATTGCGTGGTGTTCATGCCCGCCTGCCTTCGACGTTTAGCCTTGGCTCCAAGGTTTAGCCATTCGGTTTAGGCTTCTGATTTCGTTTAGCTTTCCGAAACACGTGCGCTCAGCCGCCCCGTATACGGCCGCAGCCCGGGAAGGACCCGCGGTTTGGGGGCCGGCCAGAGTTCGAGCGCAGAACGGTTGCCGCAGCGTCGGCCGCCAAGCTATGCTTCCCGACATTATTTTCGGGAGACCCCAATGCTTACGATTGTTGCTTGGTCGAACCTAATTATCTGCATCGCCGCTGCCGGGTCCATGGCCACACTTCAGGCGTACGCCCCAGCAACCGGTTTCCTCATTGCCGGTCTGACGATCTTCGCGTTTCTCAAGGCGTTAGATCGAGCTCTTATTAACCTCGAGAAGATCCGCTTCCACTTGCGGTCACTTAACCAGCACATCGTGGACTAGGGGCCGTCCCGCCGCTGCAGCTGGCCTGTAACTGTCGCGCCGGTCGGCGGGCGCGCCTAGGGTATCCCGAACGAGTTGCGCCCGGCGGCATCTCTGCCCCGGGCGCATTTCGTGATGATGCCACAAGTGATGAATCCGGCGGGACTAACTGTCAAGCCGCATCTTGCGGTCTTGCCAAGTCAAAGCCCCGCATCCTGTCGAGCGCACCACATAGGGCGCCCCGGAGCTCTCCGCGCATCTTTGCGTTGACGTTCCTCCAGCCGCAGCGATCGAACACCTGGTCAAGCGTCAGCCCGTTCAGCGTGACGTCATCGACGAGGCGCCGCACCCGGATCGCCGACCGTGGCCCGCCGGTGGCGCTTGGCCGGTTCCGGCTGACCTCGCGCGCGAGCCCGTCACCGATCCGCCGCCTGAGCACGCGCAGGCGCTCGATGTCCCGGAAGATCGCGGCCTCGCGGTCGCCGGGTCGGCCGCCGCCCGCGCCCTGCGTCTCGATCGAGGAGCACTTCATGCCGGCGGCGTCGCACCGCTCGGCCAGCTGGGCGTATTCGCGCGCGACCAT